GAAGGCGCACAGGCTTATGGTCGCGGCTTGTATTTTGCTGAGTCTGAGGATGTTGCAAAGGGGTATAAAAAAGATCTTTCTGCAAGAAACAGTTATGCTCAAGCAGAGCGAGATTTTATTAAATCTATGGAGGATTCAGGATTAGACCTGAGCGATGAGGGGGTAACTTCTGACAGTCTTTACCAATTTTCTCGTCAATACGTCAACAACGATGGTGATTTATCTGAAACTCTAAAGGACGCTAGGCGAACAGCTAGATTGTTGGAATCTGACGGTCAAGACGCGAGTGAAATGAGAGCTGTAATAAATGCAATTGAAAAATCCGAAAGGTTAGGATTCAAGCCTCCATCGTTGGATAAGGGCAGCATGTACGAAGTCAACCTCGACGTAGAGCCTGATGAGCTGCTTGACTGGGATAAGCCAATGGCAGAACAAAGCGCGCTAGTGAAGCAAGCGTTTAACTTTGATCCACCGCCGAAGCCTAACTTCACCGCCAAAGACGTAACAGAAACAGGATCTTCAAATCCTAGTTACAAATACTCCGTTGGTCAATTTCCAGCGGCGGCGACGATTGAAGAAGCGTTAAGCGCGGCAAATAAACCTGTATTAATGCACACTGGCCCAACTGGCTCTGTGGCCTATAAAAAATACGAACAAGCATTGTCTGACCCAATGTCTGACCCTACCGGAGCGATTACTGCTGCACAGAACCTACAAGAAAAAGGCATCAAGGGCATTCGATACGCTGACGCCTTCACCCGGCACAAGACCCCTGACAAGCGTTCTATGAACTACGTTATATTTGATGATCGACTGATCACCATTGCCAAGAAGTACGGCATAGCGATACCAGCAGCGGCTGCTATGCTTGCTAGGATGACCGGCGAAGACACCTCGCAAAGTTACCAAGAGGAAACCTAACAATGGCTTCAATGCGCGAGCTATCAGAGCAGATTCTAGGCCAGACGATCCTGAACAAAGAAACCGAGGACTACATGATGACGCCTCGGGGTCCGATCAGGCGTCCAGCAGAGGCGGTAGAGGTCGAAGAGTCGGTATTCTCAAGGCCGCTGGACATGGAGGGCCGGTTCTCAATTCTACCCCTGCGTGATGTGCCCGGTGGTGAACGAGAGTTTGCTCTACCACTGCCACTGGCTGAGATGATGAACGTGTTCACGGCTCCGGGCCGAGCCTTGACTCAGTCAGACTTTGATCCAGAGCAAGAGGCTTTGGACTTTGCGCTAGGCGTTACGGGCGGATCAGCAGCAGGCACAGCGCCGGTTGGATCACTGGCAATGGGTGTGCCAAGGATACAACTGCCGAGAGGTGTTGAGAGGCCCGGTGCCATACCTGAGATGGATGATCGAAAGTTCATGCAGCCCAAGATGGAAGAAATGACCATTGACGCGGAGCGGGTTCAGTTCGAAAAACCGGCGATCAGCTTGGCAGATTACGAGGGCAAGAATGCACTGATAACCATGACCGACAGAACCCCAGCCGGTGACGTAATTTATGGCGCTCGGGGCGTTGAGTTTAACGAGCCGCTACCGTTGCAGGGTGGTCAGAACTATATGTTCAACAACCCCGGTGAGGTTTGGGCGATGGATACCGGCGGAGCATCCACCGTACTGAATCGTGGTGGTGACATGATCGTATTGCCTATGAACATGGCAACAACGTCAGTTGATTTTCCAACAATGGCACCCGCTGCTCACATGCGATACTCACAGAACAGCATGAACAAAAAGAACAAGAAGTACGTTGAGCGATTGATTAAAAAGGGCGGAGATAGTCAGCTACCCAAGGGCGATGATCAGGTGCCAATACCTGACTTTCCCGGCATCGATGCGCCAGACATGGATAATTATTTAGCTGGACTGAGTGGTCCGCAGAGAAAAACCATCAACAATGTATTTAACATGGTGGCAAATCCAAGCCCGAAGCAAATAAAAGGCGGGATCAAAAAGGTCGATGGCGCTCTGACCAACACTGAAATGCGTATGATCATTACGGCTCCAGAGCAGCTTGATATACCTAGCTTAATGCAGATTGAAAACGTAGGGATTATGTCTGGTGGTAGGTCACGCGGTCCTCACACGACTTACAATACGTCTCTGAGCGGTGAGGGATTGGGCAGGATAGATCGACCGTTAACGGCTCAGGACATGATGCCGCAACTGTTTCCAAGGTCTACGCCAGACTACATTGACTCAAAAGATGCGTACACCGCTAGGCTTGGTCAGCGGACTGTTCCGATAGATGAAAAGCTTCTGCGTCGATTAGGGTACTGATTACAAATTTTTGTACGACTTTTGATACCCGGCTGGATTTCATAGCTCGCACCAGATCATCGTAATCCTTGGTGCCGTAACGAATATACGACTGAGAGCATAGCGTCAGCCATTCATCGGCTAACGTGTTTTGCTTGGGTGTTAATTTCATAGATAACTCCTTGCTGATTGATTAAGAGTTGATCCACTCGTCATATGTTTTGAGTGGTGCGCCAGTGGTGATGTCGATACCGTCACCATCGTTGGCGCAACTGAGGTAGATCTGATACTCGGCGTCATCACTGCCCCGAGCTTGCGTTTGCCAAAAAATCTCTTGCTTGAGTTCCATATGTATCTCCTTGCTGGTTGTGAAGCGGCTTACGCCGCAGTCCCTATTAATTTTTCAAATTCGTCCCAATGACCTTCTGCCCACTGATACAGTTCGTCCCGGATTGAGTCAACCCAAGCTCCTTCGCCCATGCAGTCGGTATCGTGTTCGATATCCAACGCGCCTTTAGATTCTAGTGATCCGTAGGTTCCTGCTGCTTCGTGCTTGCTCCACCCAGCATCAACGAGGACGCTGACGTGGCACCATGTGAACCTGTCTTCTTCCAGATCCATCGGACGCGAACCACCCATACCGTCTAGGCAGTCAGCGACAAGATATAAAGCTGCAAGTTTTTCGTTTTCTGTAAAGTTAAAGTCTGACATTTTATATTCCTTTGCTGGTTAAGTGCCGCCGAACCCCGACGACAAAGAGAGTATCTCATCTTACTGGTAAGATAACAACCCCCTTAATGTAAAAAAGTTGAAATAATTTGCACAAGGGTGATAATTGGTCTACGGCAACCGCCCAGCCGAGAACTTGGGTGAGTTAACAGGGATCAAACAAAATGGCAGAAGTCGAGGAGATATACGAAGAAGAGCAGGACGTTGAAGAGGAGCTTGAGATTGAGGACGCAGCCATCGATGAAGTCGATGAGGGCGAGCCTGAAGCAGAAGAAGCTGAATCAGAAGAGCCTGACGAAATAGTAGTATCCATTGACGGTGAGGAACCGCCGCCTCAAGAAGAGCAAGCCGCACCCGAATGGGTCCGAGAGCTTAGACGCGAACACAGGGAGTTGAAGAAACGTAATCGAGAATTAGAGAGCCGGGTAAACCAGTCAACTGAGACCAATCCAGTTGTTAACTTGGGACCGAAGCCGAATCTTGAAGCTTTAGATTACGACACCGAGAAATACGAGCAGTCGCTGGCTGACTGGTACGAGCGTAAGAAACTCGTCGATGAGCAGCAGAGCCAAGCCCGCCGCGCCGAAGAGGAGCAGCAACAGGCTTGGAACGCGAAGCTGGAGGGTTACGTTGAGGCCAAGACCAAGTTAAAGGTCAGGGACTATGACGATGCTGAGGAAGTCGCGCAGCAGATGTTCAACGTAGTTCAACAGGGCGTAGTAATTCAAGGTGCTGAGAACCCTGCGCTAGTGATTTACGCTTTGGGTAAGAACCCCAAGAAGGCTAAAGAGCTTGCCGCAATAGACGATCCCGTAAAGTTTGCCTTTGCGGTGGCAAAATTGGAGAGTAATTTGAAGATTGGAAATCGCAAGGCTGCAACACAGCCCGAGAGAACGGTATCGGCAACGGCACCATCGAGCGGAGCTGTGGACTCAACCCTAGAACGGCTGCGAGAAGAGGCGGCGCGGACAGGTAACATGGATAAGGTCATGGCCTATAAGCGCGCGCAGAAACGAGCGGCGAAATAAATTAAAAGGAGCCAATCATGGCTAATTCGTTTAGTAAAGAAGAACGCGTAGCGTTCGAAAACATCTTGGAAGGTTTCCAAGACGCGCTGGTATTGTCGCGCAACGTAGGCGTTTACACTACCGATCAGGTAATGATGGAACGCACCAATGACGTCATCTGGCGTCCGATGCCTTACATTAGCACCTCTATCGATGCCGCTCCCGGTACTGATATTGCTGCTGACTACAAAAACTTCACTCAGTTGGCAGTGCCTTCTACCATTGGCTTCAGCAAAGCAGTACCGTTCACAATGAACGCTCTGGAATTGCGCGATGCCTTGCAAGAAGACCGACTCGGTGCGGCTGCTAAGAACAAGCTTGCCTCTGACATCAACGTAGCAATTATGAACACTGCTGCTTTGCAAGGCACCTTGGTTGTTAAGCGGACTGCTGCTGCATCTGGCTATGATGACGTTGCACAAGCTGACGCGATCATGAACGAGCAGGGTGTGCCCGACTACGAGCGGACTTTGGCTTTGTCTAGCCGCGACTACAACGGTATGGCAAACGATCTGTCTAAGGCTTCACGATCTTTCGGCAACGAAAAGTCTGATTCAGCCTATGAGCGCAGCCGTGTTGGCATGGTAGCTGGCTTTGAGACCTTGAAGCTTGACTACGCTAACCGAATCACTGCTGCTGCTGGCGGCGGTGCGATCACTATCGACACGCAAAATGCTGCTACGAACTACCTCGTTCCTGCTGCAACTAGCAACGCGGTTGGTGGTCAGATTAACGTTGACAACCGATACCAGACTGTAACTGTTTCTAGCACTACTAACGTAGCCGCTGGTGACGCGTTCACAATCGCTGGGGTTGAAGCCGTTCATCACATCACTAAGCAGTCTACTGGTCAGCTGAAGACGTTCCGAGTTATCTCGGTAACCAACGGCACGACTATGGTGATCTCACCCGGGATCATCTCAAACCAAGTAGCATCTGATGCCTCGGCTCAGTACCAAAACTGTATCGTTACCCCAGCGGCTGCTGCGGCAATCGTGTTCTTGAACACGACCACTGCTTACGCAAACCCGTTCTGGCAGCGTGACGCTTTGGAACTGCTCCCCGGACGGTACGCTGTACCCTCTGACGCAGGCACTGCGGTAATGCGCGGAACCACTGATAACGGCATAGAGCTGGTTATGCAGAAGTTCTACGACATCAACACGATGACCACCAAGTATCGGTGCGACACGTTGTTCGGTGTAGTGAACAAGCAGCCAGAAATGTCTGGAATCATGTTGTTCGGACAGGTGTAAAAAATGGCGGGGGGCTTCGGCCCCTCGTTTCTTTTTAGGAGCGTGATATGCCGTTGAAAAAGGGTTATTCTAAGGGCACCATCTCAAAGAACATTAAGACCGAGATGAAGTCAGGCAGGCCTCAGAAGCAGGCCATTGCCATTGCACTGAGCACCGCTA